TTTCCTTGCGTTCGATGGTTGGGGTCCGGCACGACTCCGCCCCGGACCCCTCACATCAATGGGTGTTACTAGGCCACACGATCCGCAACGATCTTGACAACTTTGCCAAGCTCAAGGCGGGTAGCACCAAAGGTGCCCTTGACGTAGACCTGCGTAGCGTAGGACTTGTCCTCACGCTCGCTGATCTTGGTGGTGATGTCATTCCACACCGTGAGGTGCATCCCCGACTTCGCCCACATCGGGCAATCTTGCGAGGCTGCTACGGAAGTATCCATCCTCTGGGTCGTAATGAAGTTGATCCCCAGGAATGACCGGACCTGACCATCGACCAACACCTTCGTGCTGTTGCTGTCGATGGTCTGAATCTGGGACATTCCCAGAAGGTCTTCGTGCTGCTCGGCGGTGATCGCCATGAATATCTGGTCGTTATCGAGATCGACCTCGTTCTCCATGAGAATCCGCTTACCTTCAAGCAACTGACCGATTTCCAGCTTCCCGGTAGTACCAGCAGAAACGGTATTCCCAGAAAACGCCTCATCGGTCGATCCGTTCTCACCCGTCTTCGACGTTCCGAAGAAGGCACCAATGATCTCATCATCAATGGCTCGGCCCATCGCATAGGCCCCATTCACCGCATAGGGCGATTGGGGATTGATGAGCATCCGCACCTTGTCCTGATCGTCGATCAGATCAGCCCACTCGTAATCCACCGGGAACGCCCACCGCGCACTGTGCGGGGTGTCGATCAACGGTGTATCTGCGTGACGGGTGGTGCGCTTGACTGCGTTGACGGCACCCACCTGCTCGACAACTTTCGCTGCCTTGCCGGTTGCCGTTCCGGTCATTACTGAATCGCGGAGTTTGCTGCCCTTTTGCTGCAACAGGTGCGCGACATTGTTCGCGTACTGCTGCACAAAAGCAACATTTACTTGGTCTGACATTTGAATAAGCCTCTAGTGTTTTGCGAGGCTTATCCGTTGCCGGGGCCAGCAGGTTCAAACGGCTTCCAAGGCTTGTCCGGGTGCCACACCGGGGCCGATTTTTGTTTTGGCTGGAAGGCTTACCCGGTCGCCACACCGGGGCCTGTTTGCTGCTGTGTAAAGTTGGTACTGGTGACATCTTATGCACGGGTCGAAACCCGGCGCAATGAGTACGCGAAATTATTCGGGCTCGGGGTACGCAATCGTGTGGAGACGCACCATGCGGTCGTTAGCCTGAGCATTCCCCTCCGTGTACTGGCCCATGAAATCTTTGTCGAGCATCAAGTCCTCGATCTTCGCCTTGGCTGCGGCGGGAGTCATACCGAAGGGCAGACCGTTGCCGCTGTCCTCTCCCTGGCCCCCGGGAGTGACATGCTCACCCAGGCCACGGCCAATCTGCGCGGTCAACTCCAAGACGCCACGAAGCCCAAGTGCCTGTTCTAGCTTATCAATCGTCGTATCGTCAATCCCGAAACGCTGCCGGAAGCGGGTTGCGGCAGCGATGTTCTCATCCCATGCCGGCCCCCACTCCTTCTTGAGCGCCACCTCTTCAGCCTGGGCAGCCTCATCGAGATACTGCTGCTGCTCCGCAGCGACTTCCCCCAGACGCCCGTTGTACTTCTCGTAGATCAGAGCCGCCTGCTGCTGGCTCAGTCCCGCCTCGTGGGCCCACTCCTTGAGGTCACCCGTCAGATCGACCGTCCCCTCCGGCACCTCAGGCCCGGTAAGCTGGTACTCCTCCGCCGTCTCGGGTCGCCCCAGACGGTTGTATACGGAGTTCCAACCCTCTGTATCTTCAGCGTTTTTCGGCATGTGGACGATCTGGTCCGCCGGGACACCGATAGATTTCTCAAGATTCCGGTACGAGTCGAGCATCTGCTCGGCCCCGGTCCAGCCCTTGTTCTCGACGTATCCCTGGGCATCCTCGCCCAAATCCGCGGTCCAGCTCCCAGAAGGCTCAGGGGAGGTGTCCCCTACCGGGGTTTCTGCTGACTCTCCAATAACGCCTGCCGCACTTGTCCCGACTTCTTCTGCTGCCATGTTTCGCTGTCATCTCCTTCGCACTGGGTACCAGCGCCATTCTGATTCTCTTCCCAACTCGAACCACACCAAGAACACACCAACTCCTCATCGAAATGATGGTCGCCAGCTTTATTGGGGTGGCACTTACACTTCCGTCCGGGGCCCTTCCCATAAGGGGGAGACAAAAGACTAATCCTCCACTTCCGCGGTTTCCACCAACTCACCCACATCTGCGGGAGTGAGTTGAAGATAACCCTGGACGCGAAGCCATACCTGCCTGCGCCCCTCTAGTTGTGACGTGCCGTGGCTGTCGCCTGGGACGTGGGTTGTCGTATTCGCGTGGCAGAACCTCTCTAGATCAGCCAGAACCTTACCCCCCAACTCCCCAGAAAAAACCTTCTGATATGCCTGACTCCTCTCAAGCAAAACCTCACGCACCGCCAGCCTCCGCGGGGAGTTCTATCTGGGACAAGTCCTTGGCCGCTGGGGCGATCTGAGAGATCGAGTCCATCATCTGCTGCTGCTGTGCCTGCTGCTGCTGCTGCGCTCTCAACTCTTCCATCTGGTCAGGTGTCTTCAGAATACTCGCGGGAGCCCCGTTGATGTCCGCAGAGAGCCGGATGATTTCGTCCGCGTTGAACATCTGCAAGATGCTCGGGTCGGTTTCGATGAACGGCATCGCCATCTCCATCGTGCGCTGGATACCCACCAACTCCTCGCTGCGCTGCATACGCTGCGCTGGGCTCTCGTAGACAATCTCGTAGTCCCCGGCTGCCTCCATCAGCGCCTGCGGCGGCGGACCCACGAGCCCTTGACGTAGCAAGACCGAGAACTCGCGGTGTACCTGCGGGCCCAACATCTCCGACTGCTGCCTACCCACAGCAGGAGCAAGCAACTGCCCCTTCTCCTGAGCCCGGATCAGGGCCTGAGTGGCCGTCATCTGCGGAGTCTCTACGAGAATGTCGAAGAGTGTAACCATGAACGCATCGTTGATGACCATGCGCTCCTTCTCAAGCATCCCCTCGGTGATATCAAGACGCGCCCCAGTCTGGAGCGGCTGGATGAGTGGGCGGCCATTGGCGTCCACACCTCCGTAGTTGAGTCCTCCGGGCGTGAGCCGTACCTGCTTGCTGCCCGTGCCCAGTACCCCGTCGTCGTGGAGCAATAGGGGCGGGTCCACGATCTTGTGACCCGCTCGGATGAAAGTCTTCTGCATCTCCTGCGCCATCTTGATCGAGGGCAGGACAAGCATCGCAGGCGACCTGCCGTACATCTCGGTCGGGTTCACCGTGTAGCGGGAGTAGAGGTACGGCATCTCGTGGTAGCCGCCCTCGTCCACCATCGCCTTGTCCTCGACGCTGATGTGATAGGAGACAAACGGCATCCCCTCCGCATCCTTGCGCTCTCGGTCGTAGTCGGTGCGAGGTGTCACTGCATGGACGAAATCGAACTCCTTGAATTGCTTGTCCGGGCTCTCGAGGGCCTGTGCGACCTTCTCCGGCAGGTTCTTCCTGCCCCACTCTTGCGCGGCAGCCTTCGCACTCATCTTGTACTTGCGGTAGATCGTATCGACTTGCCGCTTGTTGTTGAGTTCGATGTAGACCGAACCGACATGGCACTGCACATAACTGACACCGCGCCCGTTCTTGGGTTCATCTACAAACAGACACGAGTTCCCAAAGGCACCCAGGGACTTGTACCCCTCGTGCATCTGGGCGTAGTACCCGGCCTGAGGAGCGTTGCGTGCCTGGAACATCACCTTGGTGACTTGTTCAAACCACAGCTTCACCTCGGGATCTTCGTTGGCTCCAGCGTGTGTCGAGCGCAGCGTGTGCCACTTGTGCGCTCTCGGCGTGAGAAGAGACTCCATCGCAGCCGAGAACTTCTCCAGGGCCAGCGCGGCCGTCGAGTCGAAGATTTTTGTGCTGCGCTTCTCACCCACTGAGCGGGATGTCAGAAACTCATCGGCTGCGGGCCAGATGCGTTCTGCAATTTCCTGCCAATGACTGTCCCAATTCTGTCGACGTGACTCTAGATCAGCCAGAGTACGCAAACAGTCTTCTACTGACTTAGCCATGCTATGCCCCCGTTAGTGTGTTCGCGCTTGTTTTGGCTGTCCCTGGCAATCCCATGGGTGAACCGGACAGAAGCGTAGACCCTCGGCCCTGGGTAGCGACTTGCTTTCTTCGCTTGTTCGCCTCTCTCTCGGCCACACCCGCAGCAACCGCGGGCTCCTCCATCTTCGGCATCTCCGGCTCACTCGGCTGCGTGGCAAGGGATGTGACGAGGGATCCCACAGCGGAAATAGTGGCAGCAATAACAACGGGCGGCATAATTATTCTCCTAACAATCCCATGACACACCAGTCTCCTGATGCGCCGGGTCCAAAATTGGGCATGACACCTTCCACTTGAAATCCTAACACTTCAAGCCACGCAGAGTGTGTGCGGCTTTGCGGGGTCATGGCGGTGATCCTTCTAAAATGTCCTGTCTTTTGCCACCGCGCAAGCATCTGCTTCGCAATCTTTGTTACAGAGAGCTTGTGGTGGGCAATCAATTCATCTGAAAACGCAGCCCAGACTTCCGCTGTGCCATCAAAAATCTGCACCACCCCAGCACACCCCAACACACAACCGTCACCGTCTTTGACGGCACACGAATAGGACAAGTCCAACGGGGCTAGATTGGCCGAAGGGTTTGTGCCTCGTGGTGTGACGGCGTTGAAGTCTTCCTGGGTTGCGGGTTCAGTGCAGTAAATCATAGTATCGCGTGGGTTTGTGAGGGGGTGTCTCGGTTGCGTTGTGCAGGCATCAGAGCATCTCGCCC